CCCCCCCCCCCGCCGATATTATATATTTTTGATTTTTCTTCTTTTTGTATAAGGGAGCGTTTTATGACCTTTGATTTTGAGAAATTCGCAAGGATAACCGCGAGCGTGTACCCGCCGAGCGTCTATACTCTGCAAGACGCCTTGACCGTGTTCAAATACTACTTCGAGCAGTACGAAAAGCACATGGGGAGGCCGCATTCGGCCATCAAAATAAGTCAGATCGTGCGGATATGCCAGGATATGCCCTATATCAATCAAGAGAACAGGGACAGCTATTATGAGGATGTTTCCCCGGCGGGGTACATTGCCATGATTGACCGGCACTTTGCAACAAAGTACCGGCATTGTGATTATAACATCAACCACTTTTTCAGCGGAAGAATTAGGGAACTCCGATTTTACGAGGAGCTTTATTGAAAGGGGGTGAAAGACACGAGCGGGAAAGCATCACAGCGAAAAGGCGCAGACGGTGAAAGAGAACTTGCCGCCATTCTTCGAGAGTATGGTTACATCGTGGAACGCGGCGGGTCTATGTCCTTCGGTGAAGTGCCTGACCTTGTGGGATTGCCCGGTGTCCATGTCGAGGTCAAACGCCGCGAGCAAGTCCGGCTTTCCGAGTGGATGAAGCAAGCAGAGGCGGACAGCAAGCGCTTTCGTGACGGTATGCCTGTTGTGTTCCATCGCCGAAGCCGCGAGGGATGGCGCGTAACAATGAATCTTGCGGACTTTATGCGGCTCTATGACCGCCAGAAAGCCGCAGAAAACGCCGATTGAAAGGGGTGATATATTGACACCACGCAAAGAAAAAGCGCTGCAAGCCCTCCTTGTGTGCCGTACAAGGGCAGAGGCAGCAAAAGCCGCCGGAATTGGGGAAAGTACCTTGCGGGCGTATCTGCAAGACGCTGAATTTTCGGCAGCATATAAACACGCCGCCGCCGGGATCATGGACAGAGCAACGCGGCAGCTTCAGCAGAATTTGACCGCCGCAATAGACCGGCTGGGGGCCATTGTCGCAGACGATGAAGAAACGAGCGCGAACCACATTACAGCGGCGCGAACGTTGCTTGACTACGGCCTGAAATTCACCGAGTTTAACGACGTCTTGAAGGAGCTGGAGGAGGGCGGCGAAGATGTATTATGACCGGCTGAAAGCCCGCGTGAGGGCAACCAGCGCGATCAAGCGGCAGCAGCGAGAGGCGCGGGCGCTTATTGACAGCATAGACGTAAAGCAGCATATAGCCCCCGTATATTTCCCGCTGCATGACGATTTGAAAGAGGGGAAGCACACCACATTCAACCTCCCCGGCGGGCGCGGCTCCTGCAAGTCATCCTTTACATCTTTGGAGATTGTAAGCGGCATTATGGCAGATACCACGGGGCAGAGCAACGGCATTGTATTCCGCCTTGTGGGTGCAACAATGCGGGATAGCGTCTTTTCTCAAATCGCATGGGCCATTGATACGCTGGGCGTTTCCCATCTATGGCGCGGGCGTGTGTCCCCCATGTCCTATACTTATCTCCCGACCGGCGCACAGATCCTTTTTCGAGGGCTGGACGATGCAAGCAAGCTAAAAAGCATCAAGCCCAGGCGCGGCGTGTTCCGCTATGTGTGGTTTGAAGAATTTAGCGAATTGCGCGGGCCGAACTTCACGCGAAACGTTATGCAATCGGTACTTAGAGGACAGGGGCCGGGGGCTATCGTGTTCCGAACCTTTAACCCGCCGCTCTCCTCCAACAACTGGGCGAATGTGTTTATACGGGAGCCGGACGAAAAGGCCGTTACGCTGCTGACAGACTATACCATGATCCCCCCGGACTGGCTGGGCGAAAGCTTTCTTTATGAAGCTGAACGGCTGCGCGATGTAAACCCGAAAGCCTATGAACACGAATATTTAGGCGTACCGACCGGCGCCGGCGGCGAAGTCTTTCCCAATTTGGAAATACGGGAGATCACCGACGAGGAAATAGAGCAAATGGGCTATTTCTATCAAGGCTTAGACTTTGGATTTGCGGTCGATCCCGCCGCATTTCTCCGCGTGTCTTATGACCGCAAGAGCGACACCGTTTTTTTTGTTGACGAAATATACAAGCGGCATTTGTCGAATAAGCGGCTTGCGGAGGAAATCAAAAAGCGCCGCTATGACCGCGGCGGGGGTGAGTACCATTCGCCAATATTGGGCGGCGTATACGAGGAAAAGCAACTAATCACGGCGGATTGTGCGGAGCCGAAAAGCATATCGGATATGCAGGCAGAGGGCTTGAAGTGCATCCCATGCCACAAAGAGCCGGGATGCGTGAGTTACCGTGTGAAATGGCTGCAGCATCGGCGCATTGTGATTGATCCGAAGCGAACCCCCGAAGCATACCGCGAATTTGTAAATTACAGCTACGCCACGGACAAGGACGGAAACTTTCTTTCCGAACTGCCCGACAAGGACAACCACACCATAGACGCCTGCGCTTATGCCCTCGACCGGCATATTTACCGGCGCGGCGTTTCGGCGTGAGAAAGGAGAAATTCATGGGCTATATGCGCATCAAATGTCACTATTGCGGCGGCACATGGGAAGTGTACGGGCGAAGCATCACAGGCGTATCCGGTGCCACTATTAGCGGGAACTATGCCCGCACTTGCCCGCATTGCTTCAAGGCCATTGAAAAGCAGACATGGGACAAGCAGATCATTCCGGCGTTTCTTGCGCTGGACGATGCAAACCGCGAGCTGGTAAAGGACAGCAGCGGCTACCATACCCCGCTTTTTGAAGTCAGCTATGAGGCCGACAGCGTATTCCGCAACGGCTATGAAAACTGTCCGAATTTGGACTGAAAGGAAGCACATGGACATTTTGAAGGAATACCCCCTAATTGACGCGCACGGCAAGCGATACCGTGAAGTTGGCCGGGGCTGCATCGAGTATGCGCCGACCATTGTAACCTCTGCGGGCGAAGTGCCGATGGGAACCGTCATTTATAAGAAGATGCAGGAAGAGCCACCCGCACAAAGAAAAGATTGCCCCTTTCAGGGCGGCCTATATCCCCGCTGCACAGAGGATTGCAGCTTTTACGAAAACGGCAAGTGCAAGCCGGGAGCGGCGCAGGCGGGCAAGCGTTGCCCTCTCCCCGCGCATTTGACTTGCAGCGATAGCTGCATGATGTATAAAGACGGGCGCTGCACCATCTTTGCAGCAGGAAGGAAAAAGAAATGAGTTATTTAAGATTGTTCACAGGAAGCAAACAGGATATGGCGCGAGTTCTGAAAATCGAGCGAATGATCCGCGATTTGACTAACATCAACGCTATCCGCGAGATTGAGCAATTCATGGGTGAAAATCGTGAGCTTATCGCAAGAAACAGCGAGGGCGCAAACGCAAACAACCGAGACAGTAAAAACCGCGAGTATTACGCAGTTTTCAGAGAAATCACAGGAACGGAGGATACCAATGTCTACTAAATACAACCACTTTGCAAAAGACCTTGACATCGCTTTCAAGGCGGCACGGGACGAATACGCCGCCGCGTATAACACAGTAGAGCAGGCACGAAAGGCCATGCAGGACGCAGGCCCGGACGCGCTGAAAAGGCAGATTGCTACGCTCCAGCTCCAAGAGGCAGAAACGAAAATGCGACAGGAAACCGCGCGCATTTGGACGGAGTTTGACGCAAAGGCCGCAGACCTCCGCCGCGCATTGGAAAAGGAAGTACAGACAAGCAACCTTGCCGATCCTTCCGCCATTGACAGCAACGCCGTGGAGCTGATGAAAACCGGCGTTCTGACGGTGGATGATTATTTCGGCTTTGCGGACCGATACGACGGAAACTCGACCATGTTAAAGTTGGTCGGTTACTATGCAAGGGAAGCCGCCGACAGCGCCGACGACCGAAAAGACAAGGCTGCTTTAACCGTTCTCGCGCAGGATTGCGCCAAAGGCACGGGAAAGACCTTGAAAGCGTGGGACAGTATGATGACCGCCGCCAACTATTGCAGCGGGCGCGGCGGCAGCGGCAACCGGCGCACAACTCCCGGCGTAACGCTTAGCATGGGCGAATGGTGGGAGCAGCTTTCCGGCGAGATCATCGAAAACTTTTAAGGGGGGTGTGTCTATGCTTTACGGTATGATCGTTGGTGCTATTATCTTCTGTGCTGGGGCCTTTGTTGGCATTGTCCTTGAAAGTTACGGCGAAATTCGGCAGGAGAAACGTAATGGCAAAAAGTGATGCTGCGCATGAGGCCACAGACCGCCAGATAGCAGCCCTTGAAAGGCGAATTGTCAGACTATATGCCACCGCTGAAAAGGGCCTGCGGGAGCGTGTAACCGCCTATTTTAAGCAGTTTGAAAAGTTGGACGAGCAGAAGCGAAAACAACTCGAAGCCGGAGAGATCACCGAGCAGGAATTTATACAATGGAGGCTTGCGCAGATAGGGCGAGGCAAAAAGTTTGAAGCCCTGAGAAATAAAGTGGCAGAGGATTTGACGGAAGCCACCAATGAAGCAATAGAACAGGTGGCGGCAGAAATGCCCGAGATATACGCTATTAACCACAACCAAGAAGCGGAAGCCATAAACACAGATGAGGGGAGCGCAATTCCCCTCATCATGGCCGCTGCCGTTGTCTTGTTATGGCACCAAAAGAGCGACACTATGACGCGCCCCAAGCTCAACCGTCAAAAAGATATTGCATGGAACCGCAGAAATTTTTCTGCATCTGTGACAAGCAATATTTTAATGAACAAGCCCCTACTGGGCAAAAACAGCATTTGTGTGGCTTCAATCACTATGTCCGTTGAAAAAAGTCAACATTCTGCCCGCGTAAACGCTCGCACATATCTCACCAATGCAGAAACGCGAGGACGTCAGGCCGTATATACCGCGGCGGAAAAGCTGGGTATACACCGAGAAAAGACATGGCACACCGTACACGATAATCGAGTTAGGCACCAACACGCGCTTATGGACGGTGTTACCGTCCCCGCTACGGGAAAGTTTAGCGTGGACGGCTACGACATGATCGGCCCCGGCGACACGTCAGCGCCCCCCTATCTCTGGTACAACTGCCGTTGCAGAATAACAAGCAGGAGAGTGAAAGAATGAGTGTCACGATTAAAGACCACAGCAAAGAATGCAAAGACGAAATGCAAAAAAGAACCATGCTCGCCCTGGACGCCATCGGGGCAGTTGTCGCAGGAAAAGCAAAGGAGCTTGCCCCCGTTGATACCGGGGCTTTGCGTGATGATATTCGCTACGAGGTCGCCCCTGATGAAAACGCCGTATACATTGGCAACACAGAGGAAATCCCCTATGCAAAGTATCAGGAGTTCGGCACTTCAAAAATGAAAGCACATCCTTACTTGAAACCTGCGGCAACCGGGAGCAAGGCAGACATTCACCATATCTTGCAGGCTGCTTATAAGAACGATGAAGCATCCTTCCTCTCTCAGTTGATTGCAGCTTTTAAAGCAGGCGCCAAAATTGGGAAAAAGGCATCAAAAAAATTTGAAGACTTCAACGACAAAATGCAAAAGTGAGGGAGGCAGTGATACAAAGGCTACCAGCCGGGAGAAAGCCCCGGCAGACCGCAGCAGAGGCCACAGGAGCGCCTTTCCGTTGAGCCTTTGCGAAGTCCTGCCCGAAGTACAGCGGCAGGCAACGCCCTAAAGTACCAGGGCGCGGGGGTGTGTATTTCGCCATTTACAACCGATAGATAGAGAGCGGGGGCAAAAGCCCCCGCTTTCGCGTTCTAACGCCGCTCTACGGCGTTTTGCCTTTTGGCAGTATGACCCACTCAAAAATGAGCAAAAGCCCGTAGAGGGCTATCAAATAGGAAAAGAGGGGGATTATTCCCCCTCTTCCTGCTTTGTTTTTAGCCCTTGCATGATCTCGTCCCGCTTCGCTTGAATATCAACCGCGCGAGAGACGAACGCGGGAACCGTCTCCCCGGCCCTCTGTGCGGCCTCCTGCGCCGTTTTGAGCGCGGAGGGTGTAAGGATAGCCCCCATGCCTTGCGGCGCTCCTGCGGGCTGCTGTGGGCTTTCTCCCGTAGCTTCACCAATGCAAGATAAAACACATTCCCGCAAGACCGCGTTGGAAGTTTTTCCCATACTTTCGCAGTATGCCTTGAACTTCTCCGCCTGTTCCTTTTTTACACGACACGCCAGACTTGCTATGTTTTCGCGCTGATATTTGGCTGACGCTCTTTTCTGTGCCCCAGTTGGTGCCAACAAATCACCTCCTTTTGACACGCTTATTGTATCACATTTATATATGTTTAACCATATACAAAATAGACAAAAATATATGATTAACCTTGTGCAATCTACCACTTGATATATGGTTAATCATATAGTACAATACGATCACAGGGAACAAAAGAAAACAGTTAAGACACCGGCACAAGGTGGACGGGAGTACCGAGAGGGAAAGCAAGAACACCTATAAGAGCGGGAACGGATGCGGAAGTAGCAGCGCAAAGCGCAGACGCCACAAAGCCCCCCGCCGCCGGAGTTCCCCAAAACAAAAAAACGGAGGTAAATACAATGAGCATCAACGAAATGGACAGCAAGATCAAGGAGCTGCGCGAGCTGCGCCGCATGGCGGACGAACTCGCCGGAGAGATCGAGAACATCACGGACAGCATCAAGGCCCACATGGACGCGGAGGGCGTGGACACCATCAGCGGCACAGATTGGAAAGTGACCTATAAGGCCGTGACTTCCTCTCGCATCGACACCAGCGCATTGAAAAAGGCGCTTCCCGACCTGGCGCAGCAGTTCACTAAGACCACCACGGCGAGAAGGTTCTGCATCGCATAAAAGAGGCCCCCATATCCGAACCGCCGACCAAGCTAAACGGATATAGGAGCCACAGCCAACCACCACGGGAGGCCGGTAATAGTATACCGCCTCCCGCACAGAAAAGCAAGGAGGAAATGACAATGAGCAAAAACAGTACAATTATGAAATTCGGTGAGATGCTGACCAATGCGGCAAACTTTTACACCGTGGGATCGGCCGGGCCGGCCTTTGCGTGGGCCTCCCCTAACGACATTGTGATACTGGGCAAAATCCCGGATGATATTAACGGGCGTGTGTGCCTTGTGAGCCTTCCTGACGATGAAAAGAGGCGTTTTGTGCGTCTGTATCGGCACGGGAACAAGATAAAGACCTATTACATGGACGATTACGATTGTAGCGGGGAGTATCCGGCTAACGGCGTGGAAGTTCATGGGGAAGTGCTGGCAATCGTCCACCAGTACGGAGTGGAGCCAGAGGCCCCCAAAGCATCCACGGCGTGGGAAAAGCGTGTGAAAAAGGCATTGAAGGGCCGTTTTATCTCATTCAAGGATCAGGAGCAAATTTTGAAACGGCACACCAACGCCGGACGCTGGACAACCCTAAACGTGGCCTATTGTCTGGGCGCAGAGGCCGGGAGAAAGGAGGCCATGAGCGATGACAAAGGCAGAGCGTGAAATGATGAAACGCATCTACGCCTACGGTATAATCCTATCACTCGACGAGGAGCGAGCAGGACTTGTCCTCGCGAGGATTACGGAAATGTTGACGGAGCAGGACGCGGAGGCGAAAAAGCCTTAATTTCTGCCCTTCGTGCGCTAAAAATGTGCGCCAAGAAATAGCAAACAGAACGAATAAACTGAGAAAGCGGCCATAATAGGCGGGAACGGAGAAAAAAGGCAATAATTTTTGTGCAATATTGAGAGTTGTAATAACTGCCCGAAAAACACGAAGGAGTTGAAACGGCTGGAAAGCTGGGAGGTGAAGCTTAGCGGCACTTTCGTGTCTGTGAACGCCACTAACGCAAAATCGATGGTGGCCGCCGCTGATGAAGCCGCCGGGAAAATCACGCCCAGAAACGATATTGCCACCGAGGATTTCAAGGACATCTGGCTTGTGGCCGACTACTCCGACAAAAACGGAGCGAAAAAGGGCGGCTATCTGGCCATCCATATGCTGAACGGCCTTTCTACTGGCGGTTTCCAGCTGAAAACCGGCGACAAGAGCAAAGGCCAGTTCGCGTTCGAGTTCACCGGCCATTATTCCATCACAGCGCAGGATACGCCGCCTTTTGAGATTTACGTAAAGGCCGGAGCGGCCGAATCCGCTACGCTGTAGGAGGCTAAGCATGAGAAAACTATCTCAACTTGGAACGGACGAGTGCCTGGACGTGCTGTGCGAGATCACCCCGCACATTGTGAATCTCGTTTCTGATGAGGAAATCATGAACGCAATCGGCAAGCCGGTGGACAAGAAAAACTCTACAAAAGTCGGCGTTATGCTGATTGGTGCGCAGAGGATTACCACCGTTGTTCCGTTGCTGCTGAAAACGCACCGCGCCGACATTTATGCTATTTTGTCCATCATGGGTGAAAAGAGCATTGAGGAAGTGGCCGCACAGAGCACCATGGCGACGCTTTGGCAGATCAAGGAGCTTTCCAACGATAAGGAACTGCTGAGTTTTTTCAAATCGTGGGGGCGTGGGGAGCAGAGCGAATAATCAGCGCACTGTGCGCCCTCCCCAGAGTACGGGCGAGGGCGTACCTCTCCATTCTTCCCATGGAATTGAAAAAGCAATGCGAACGCGAAATTCTTCGGCGCTACATTACCGACGGTATCCAGATGATAACGCAAAACACAGCAGGGCGTGATGAGCGATTGTATCTATCTATTGGATACGGGGATATCATCAACCCGAAGCCGGAGGAAAAGCGGTCTGCGGAGGATATCGTGGCGGATGTGGTGAAAAATGCCGGGCTGAAACTGGTGACGAAAGGCGGTGGGCAGGATGGCGACTAATGTATTTGAGCTGTTTGCGACGATTTCGCTGGATACAGATGAATATGAGCGTAAACTAAAGGATTCTGAAAACAAAACAAGCACATTCGCCGACGTTCTGAAAGCCAACCTTGCCAGTGGCGCGATTAGTGCCGGAGTAAAGAAGCTTGCCGGGGTAGTTGCAGACGTTGGCAAAGCGGCCTACACCAGTTATGCGCGGTATGAGCAGTTAGCCGGAGGCGCACAGCTGATGTTCGGCGACGCTTACGATTTTGTGGCGGAGAAAGCGAGAAACGCCTACAAGACCGTGCAAATGAGCCAGAACGACTATTTGCAGCAGGTGAATGGATTTGCTACCGGCCTGAAAACCGCCCTTGGCGGCAATGTGCAGGCCGCCGCCGAACTCGCCGACAAAGTTATCACCGCCGAAGCCGACGTTGTGGCGGCAA